TTTTGTAAATTGAAATGACGCCGATTGTGACGTTTTTTGAAACGCTTCATCTGTTGCACCGGTTGCCCTTGTCATTTCGTCAAACAATGCGATATTGTCATTCATTGACGCGCCGGTTAAATCTAAAACCCCTTTCCATGCCCTAACATTTGGCGCAATGTCTGTAAATTCTTGACCGGTCGCGTCCAAACCTTGTTTTAACATTGACAACGTTCCCATTAAACCTTTTTCGGCTAATGTTTCTTTTAATGAATCCGTTGTAAAACCCATTTTATTGAACGCGTCTTCGGCTTGTGCCGTTGGTGTCGCGATTGCCGTTAAAATGGCGTTTAATTGTGTTGCACCATTTGCCGCGTTTGTTCCCGTCTTTGACATTGCTGCCAATGCCGCGCCGACTTGATCAAACCCAACACCCATATTTGATGCGATAGGAATAACCCCGCCCATTGCGCCGGCTAATTCCGACGCTTCTAATTTACCTAAACGAACCGCCGACGTCAAAACATCTGTTGCAGCGGTTGCGCTTAAATTTTGCGAGCCGTAGGCGTTCATCGCTGACGTTGCTAAATCGGCAATTGTCTTTGTTTCGCCTAAACCAACGGCCGACGCTTTTAAAGACGCGTTTAAAACGTCCATTGCTTCCGAACCTCTTAAACCGGCCGACGTAATAAAAAACAACGCTTCGCCGGCTTCATTTGCGCCTTTTCCGGTTTCTGTTGCCATTGTTTTTGCGGCTTCACCCATTTTTGCAACTTCGTCCGCAGCAACACCAACCAATGATTCAATTTGCGTCATTGACTTGTCAAAATCCAATGCCAATTTTGTAGCGGCCACACCCGCAGCAACTATTGGCAAAGTCAATTGTGTAGACATAGAACTCCCAACGCTTTGCATTTTTTTTCCGAACGCATTCATTTGTGAATTTGCGGAACTTAAAGCGTTTTTTAATTTCGACGAATCGCCGGTAATATTAACTTTTAAATTTGATTCGGCCATAAAGAATATTTTAAACAAAAATACAAAAAAAAAGACGCTTTTATTTTAGCGTCGTTTTCTTTGTCATTGATTCGGCTTTTAACTTAAACGCTTCCATTTGTTCACGCGTTGACTTTGGTTTGTCGCGTTCTTTTTTACGTTTTTTATCAACCGGCAATTCAAACAATTGTTCGGGTTTTATCATTTGCGATTTCTTTTGACAATTTACATTGTGAATCATTGCCGCCAAATAACGCGTTTGTTCCCAATTCAAATTTATATTGTTATGGTAATTTTCCGCCAATAGCGCGTTTTCACGCCACGTTTGCCGCCAAAAATCGTTTGGATGTACGCCTACTAAACCAACATAATAATCGGTTAAACTTTGGAATGTTATTTCTTTGACGGCTGCGGCTTTCCCACTTGTTTTGTGTCACCGCTTAATGAATTGCCCAAAATTTTAGATTCCAACATTGTTTCAACAATGGCGTTTATTTTGTCCGGTTCTAAATCGTCGAGCCACGTCCCAACCTTGAAAATATTGTAGTCAATTTGGTTGCCTTGTTCCTGGTCGTTTGCTAAAATACCGGCGTAAACCAACGCGCGCAAACCTTTGATTGAAATTCCTTTTGTAAATACGTCGCCAATTTCGTGTAATGGAACGCCCAATTGTTCCGTAAATTCGGACCAAAAATTCATTGAAAAATGAAGGGTTCGTTTTTTGCCACCGACTTCAATGTCGATGTAACCTTTGTGTTTGTTTGCCATTTTAATATTTGTTTGTCGTTAATAAATAAAAAAAGCCACCGCCAAAAAATGACGGCGGCCAAAATAATAAACTTTTAAAATTTTAGTTTGTTGATTTAGTAATTGCGCCGGTGATTGTAATTGAACCGGAATAAGTGACGGCCGCTTCCATTTCCGCGGACATTTCAACACTTGACAAAAACCCTTCGGCAGTATAAACCGCGTCGCCGGTTTCGGCCGTTCCAAATACACAAGTTAATTGTGTACGCGCCAAAAGATAATCAGCGAATTCAATTGCGTTTGCAGTATCGTCATAAGCAACTAAACCCTCAAATGATATTTCGCCGCCTTTTACGCCGCCGATATATTCAGAAAATCCGTTTGAATCTTTTGTTGTTGCTTCCGGTGTGTCCATTGACAAAGACATTGAACAACTTGTTGTGTGTCCAACTGTGTCGCCCTCAATTGTTAAAATTAAATTTGTTCCGTTAAAAACTCCCGTTGTAGCCATATTTTTATATTTTAAAGTTTATTAAATTTTTTGTAAATATACGAAATAAATATTTTACTATTCTTGTATATATTTAACGCCATAAAACGAATGAACGCCTTCGTTGTCCAAAACAATTTCGTAATTGGTCCACGCGTCCAAAGGTAAAGAACCCTCTTCTTCTGTTTCCGGATCAATTGGTCGAACGCTATCACGCCAAAAAACGTCAACGGAATATTTGTCCGATAAAATCGGCGCTTTGATTTCGTTGCCTTCTTCGTCATATTCGCCAGGCGTTACAACAATATTTCCCAATTTTACAATTGCGTTTTTATGTGTTGGATATTCATTGCCGTCCTCATCTTTTGCGACGCCTAAATCGCGAATGTATTCATTGGCTTTGCTTTCATTTGGAAATTCGTATTTTTTAACCATTTTTTATTTTATTTACTTTTAGTTATATCTATTTGTGACTATATATATATAGTTTTTTTAATTTTCTTATCTTATTGTATTGCTTATGTAAAGATTTACTCTTGTTTTTGTTATATATGTAAATATTACACTTGTGTTAATTCTATTGCTTCTGCTTCTGTTAATACTCTATCGTAAACTCTTGTGTCGTATACTTTACCCTCAAAATGTCTACTTGTACCGCTTTGATTTGCAAAGTCTAATCTAACAAAACCCGTGGGTACAACTCCGATTAAATCTGTATCTTTTAAAACTCCGTTAAAATAAACTTTAAATTCGTTTTGTTTAAATGTTATAGCCACTTTGTTTCTTTGATTTGAAGTAACACCAGTAATAAAATAATCTTGTTGTGATGTGCCATTTTCAACACTTGTTCTTATTCTACTACTTTCGTATATAAATCTGATAAAATTAGTGCTGCCATTACTTAAAGTAATCATATTATATCCCAAATAAGGCGGACCAAAATTATTTGCATCTACAAAAAATGTACCCTCTGAAATATTAAACAAATCAGCATCCCCACCGAGTAAACATTCGTCTTTTGATCTTGTTGTTGGATTTGCTTCGGCTTTTATATAACTTGTAGTGTATCCCTCCTCAACTTGTATCCCCCAAACATAAGCAAATGCAGTTGTTGATGTGTCGCTACTGTCAATATTTCCGCTTGTTCCTCTTGGACTAAAAAATGTTGAATTATTGGCATTAGCGTCAGAATTAAACACAAAAGATAATCTTATCCAACCATTACCGTAATTTTCTGATTTTGTGCTTAATAAAGTGGCATCAGTTCCGGCAGCATTAGCGGTTATTGTGTTTGTGCTAAATTGATATATAAAATCCACTCTTCCGGTTGAATAACCACCTTGTCCCCTTATGGCAAAAAAATCGCCTTCGCCTTGTTTTACAAAAACAGAAATTGAAATATTTAATTGAGCCGCTGAAGATTTATTTACCGTATCGCTAACATAGTTATTTGTATTAATGGTCGAACCTCTTTGTACTTTGTCAGCAGTATATTCGCCGCTTGGCGCTATTGTTTGATTTGCCGTTACAGTTATATCAGATTGTTTTTGCCACACTACATTGTCTATTTGCTCGGAATATACTTGTAAATTTGTGCGTTGGGGTTCCAAAAGTAACGTTGGACAACCGCCGCCGGTGTGATCTATTCGCGGAATATTTGTTCCGACGGTTTCAATTAAACCGCCTGGATTAACCCTTGACGCGTCGCCGCTTCGTGTAAAAGTAAAATCGCCGTCGCCGTTCGTTGGAAATACTGAATAAACTTTTCCGGATTTATAAGCCGTTGGAATTAATAACAATTTTGCGTCGTCTGCTAATGACATATGTATTTGTTTTTAGCAAAAATACAAAAAATTGATTTGTTATTTTAAGACGTTAAACATTGTAATTCTGTATCACTCAATGCTTCTTTAAATACTGCAAGGCATTTTGTTTTAGAATAAAACG